AAGAGACAGCAACAGCGCCTACGGTTGGGGCTTGTTGCTGGGCCGCGGCTTCTGCTGGCTGCTTATCTATCCCTTGGCTAATTCTAATTGCGTCGTAAACGCTGCCAGATTGACCCCTAATAGATTTAAACTGTCGTTCAAGGGCTTCTCTCTTTTGTTTTATTCTTGCTGGCTTATCTCCTGCTGTTGGCATATATCGATTAAAGAAATCTTTCTTCTCAAAGTCTGTTATTGCCGCGCCAGTTTCACGCCTTGCAATAGCGTTAATCATTTGTTCAGTAGAGCCGACAAAGGTTTGATCCTCTGCTGACATTGCCAAGTTACCAAGAGTTGTACCTGATAGGTATTTGTTAACCCATGCCGCGCTCATTGGGTCATAACCCTTGTCTATCATGTTATTAACGTTCTCTAACCCATCTTTAAGCGTTAAGGCAAAGCCAGCATTTTTTAGTTGACCTTCCTTTGCCTTGTCAATGACTTTTATCGCTTGCTCTTGGCTAATCGCTGATTTCATGTCAGGGGTTTTAACTTTGGCATCCGCTGGAACAACGCTTTCAGTTCCATCCGAAAAATACTTGGTCGTTGAGCCGTCGTCATTTTTTTTAATTTGAAACAATCGCTTTGGTTTGTCGTTAATAAATCCTGCCGCTGTACCAAACTGCTTAGCCCCTTCTGGGTCGGTAACCAATAACTCTTTGTACTGGGCAAAGTCCGAACCTGTCGCGGTTTTGGTTGGCCCTGCTTCCTCATCAAGCGACGAACGATAAGACTTGTATCCTGTGGGGTCGGTTGCGGCCCAGCCTGATTCGGCAATCCTAGTTAGCATTTCAGGGTCGCCGCCTGACTTATCTAACATGTTCTTGCTATGGGTCATGTCTAAACCCTTAGCTTCGCCTAGCGCTATATGAGCCTTTAAATCCATAACAGGTGTGGGAGATATAGTTAAGTCCATACCAAGCTTTGTCATGCGCTTTTTAGCTGCCTCGTCACGAATTCCGCTCATCTCATACATTTTCTTACCCATCTCTGGATTGGCAATGGCAAAATCCGCGACAGCATCCATGTCGCCAGATTTAAAAATATCCTGAGCTTGTTGTATGGTGTTCTGTCTTTGGACTTGTTGAGCTTGCTGTTGCTTACCCTGAGCATACGCAAGACCAGCGTCAGCAATAGGGGAAAAGTCAACAGGTGTAATATTGTAATTAACAGGTGACGCCAGATTAGTTAAAGCCATTATATTGTCCTCTGTTGTTGTGGATTGAAATATGAACCCGCTGCCGTTCCGATAGCGCCAAGCCCTGAACTCACAGCCTGATTACTAGCGTTTGCTGCTGCTATTTGCTGGTTGGCTTGGTTAGCGCCCATTTGGTTATACATGTTCATTTGGTCGCCGCCTATCTGCTGATACCCTGCCGCGTTTTGGCCAGCCATACCCATTCCCATGTTTGCTAGGTTGATGTATTGGTTTTGCCTATCGGCCATGTAATTAGCCCCAAGTTGTGGCGCTATACCCTCAAGTTGGGCGTAAGTAGACCCACCACGCAATCCACCGATAGCGCTTTGCGCTCTGCCTACGTCTTGAGCTGCCTGTTGTTGCTGAGCTGCAAATTCAGGGCTGTCATAGTAATCGCTATACATTTTCCCACGCTTAGAAGGGTCTGCCATGTCAGTCAATCCAGCAAGACCAATATCTCTGCCAGCTTCAAGCCAAGGCGCTCTGTCTCCTCTGGCCTTTTCGAACATACGTTCCTCTTGGGCCATACCTTCTTGTTGTAATTCCTGCTGCCCTTCTAAGGCGGCCCTTCCCTTTATTTCTGCTTGGTTGGCCGCTACCATAGTCCCGCCAGCTACGACCACGGCCGCTGTGATTGCTCCGCTCATTTATAAATCCCCCTGCTCATGCCTAACCTTAAGCACTTCGCGATAATTGCATGTAATTTCTTCATCTTGAGCGATATCTTTAACGCTGACAAGTGATAGAACCCCATCGATAAATTCAGGCTTAGAGTTAGGTGTTAATGAGTGGTTGGTATACCTTCCTACTAGAGTACGATTTAAATCCATTCTCATATCAGCAATAAAATGACCCATTTCAAAACCAAACTTTGAAAAAATACCTATCCCATTTATTTCTGACTCGCTGATGTAGACGCCGCGCTGTCTGTCAGGTATCACATCACTAGTATTAACTAGTCCTTTCATCTGCTCATCTGACATTCCAAGCTCAATCGTCAATCTTTTGACATCTTCAGAGTCAATAAACTTACTGTATTCCTCTGCTGTCTCGCAAGTTAACAGGTCTAGGGCTTCATCTGGGTCTGTCGTTTCACAGGCCCAACAGTTAAGCCACCTAATAGGCGTTAATGTTTTTGCCGCCTTCTGATTACCTGCGGGGGCAATAAACACGTTAGGCGCCTTAAAATCAGTTCTAGAGCCGTTTTCGTCTATAACTGTTATCTCGCCCTCAAGAAGTATATTAATCGTCTCATGCTTGTGTATGCGACCAACAACAACTGTATTAGCTGGTAAAATCATCTCTCTAACGTAAGCACCATTAGCAAAGTAATGCTTCAGGTGTTCAGGGCTGTTGATATCAATCGGCATTAACCCATCAATATTCTCGGCATTCTTTATTTTTTCAGCTAAAGCACTCATATTAATTTTTTTGCTTGGTAGCCTGTCTATTGGGTATGACATCGCTAATGCTTTCATATTGCCGCCATTTGGTTTGCTGAGATTTGCCCTGAAATAATCGCGTTAACCTTTAACACTATTTCATTAATTTTTGCTTTGTTTTCGTTGGTCAGGTCGGTTACTGATTGCGTGTAAACTTGGTCGTATGCAACGGGTGCCGCTGCTATGTCAGCCGTTGCTATGGCTGTAAGGTCAGCTATCAATGCGGCCAAAAGTACCACACCACCAACTACTGGCTGAGCAAAGTCTTCAGTACCAACGTTATCACCTGTTACCCCGTGGGCGCTGTTTAGCAATTCATGGTCGGACAGGTCATCAGCTACAATGATAATATTGTCAGCGTTAGTCGATATGTCATCGGCATTAGTCGTAATATTGTCAGCATTAGTCGCAATGTTGTCAGCATTAGTCGTAATATTGTCAGCATTAGTCGCAATGTTGGCGGCGTTGACTATAATATTAGCTTCGTTCTGCTCTACCTGTTCAAGCAAATCGTCAGAATTTCTAGCAATTTCAATAAAGTTTTGAAGGTTTGTCAGATAGTCATCTGTCATTATGTCAGGCCAGCCAGTAAGGCTAGTAATATTTGACGCACTAAGATTTAATGATGCTATAGAATTGGTGAATTTGTCAGCCATTATGAAAACACCACCTTTAAGTTAGCGAGGGACATTCTAGAGCGAGAGGCACCCCGAAACCTAATGCCTATATAGTGCCTAACAAACCCAAAGGGCTGTCTAACAATAAATCTCTGGTCATAGTCGTAATTAGCCCCCATTTCAACCCAGTGCTCAGGCACATAGTGACGGCCGTTTCTGGTTACTGACAGGGCAACCGTTGCGTCCTCATCTGGAGATATGCCCGAAATGGTTTCAAGCATTAGCTGGTGAACAACTTTACCCTCAAGATTAATAAAAGGAGTGTCAATTATCCACTCAACTATATCACTATAGTGAGTACAAATAGATTGGTCTAATAATCCTATCTGTGAATCGCGCTTGTCTCCCACTATCCATTTAGCCGATTCTGGGTCAAGTATGGGGTTTTTAGCTCTGTATGTTAAATCTCCTACCAAGTCAGATTTTAATATAGTCCAAGCGTTATCAAGGCCCATTTTTTCGGCTATGGTTTCATTAAACATTAACGTATGATTTGGTAGGTTAAATATAACCAACTTCATGTTATCTCTAATCATCGCGTTCACAGTGGCGTTAGTAAAATCATCCTCCGTGTACTGAGCTATTATTTTATCGGTCTCTCTCGTTGATATAGAGTTCCCAGAGCCAAGCGATACAACATGAAAAGACGCGGCCGACTCTTTGCGTCTGCCTATAACGTACCATTTTCCGTCCATCTCTACTTTGCAGTGAGTGCCCATAATGCCAAGTTTTAGGGCTTTTTGTGTAATGCGCCTAAATGCAAAGTTCTCGCTGCCAATGTTTACAAACGACTCTATTGAAAGAGAGCCAAAAACAATAACCTCGTTATCTTCACTTCTGCCGATGCCTTCAGAAGGGTCTGGGGACGTCTGAGCATTACCAAAATCTAAAGGTAAATAACTTTCTTCATCAAGAATGTCAGAATGATAAATATTCTCTCCATCAGTCAAAAAGAAATACCCGTCAACCCAAGTTATATCGATTGGTGCGCCAACATCAGCGTCAGTTATTTGTCTCAACCCTTTTGCTGGTGAGTAATAATAAAGCCTCCCATCTGCAACAATAGCCAAATTGTTAAATGAGTAAGTCATTGATACTTCTTCGCTGCCAGATATAGCGCCGATAACAGTAACGGTCGAATCAGTATTGACCTTTATTAGATACTGTCCACTAACTCGATAGTGGCCTGTAAGGTCTTTAGCGCTAACCCAGATAGCGCCACGGTCTACACCTTGACCCGTTGCATATTCTGAAATGCCATACCAGTTAATCAGATAGCCGTTGGTTTCAAGCACATCTCTGGGGACAACAAACATATTAACGGGGAGTGAATCGCGGTATTCAGTATTATTGTCTACTGATTCCCCTTTGATTAATCCTATCTGCATTGCTGGCATGATTTAACCCTCTTTGAAATTGGTTAAATTATATCACATACATCTGATTAGGCCACAAAGGGGGTTATGAAGGGGATACTATAAAGTTATAGTAAAAATAAAGCCCCTAAAGTAAAGGGCTACTTTCTTGATATTGATTTAATCTGCTGATTGGGATCTAGTCGTAAATATGATATCATTAAAGATTACTGTGGCATCGTCAGTTTCCTCAGTCCATCCAACTAAGAAAAGCTCATCACCTGAAGATGCGGCCAAGCTAGCAGCTCTTCCGACAGGAAAGTAAGGTAACTGAAAAGTAACTTCTCGACTTGCACCTTCGCCCCTGTGGGCGTCTATAAATCGTGATACGTATGTCCCGCCAACTGTTTGGGTGCCAGCTAAAATTGGTAGGTCTGTTGGATCGCCAACACCAATCCCCAAAACAATATTATCAGAATTAGCAAATAAGGCTCTAGCCATTACAGTTACCTCTATAAATTCTAAGTCTTTAAGCACGTTAAAAGTCCCGTTGACGGTGTTAACTGAAATCCCTGTACCAATGCTGACAGACCCTGCAAGTTTGGCGATTGAAATATGACTCATGTTAACTGAGATAGTATTATCAGCGGTTCCTGTTAGCGTCACTTGCCTTTGCAATTCAGTTAATGATCTATCTAAAACTAACAGCATTACAGATTCAACACTAGCGTCATTAACATGCACTTTTTGACTAGTGCCGCTAGGCCCATCGGTAAAGTCATTAATATTGACCGCGTGAACCATCTTCTGTCCTGCCGTTGCAGCGGGTAGGTCTATCGGTAATTTATCAGCCATGACTAACTCCCTGTGTGAATAATGTTGTTGTCTAAAGTGGTTATTTCAGGATCTGACAAAGTAGTTATTATGTTATTTGATGGGGGTGTAGGGTTAAACCCTGATGATGATTTAAATCCAGATATAGAGGTGTAACCAGCACTAGATCCGTAACCTTTTGTAGAGGTATAAGGCATTAGAGCATCCTCTGAGTATCCGCGACAATTATTTGGTCTATGCCAGTTACGCCAGCAAGATTTACATTAATTTCAGAGATAGCCCCTTGAACCTGAACCGATGTAGGAGCGGATAGGTCAATAGTCCCGTCTGGTATGGCTTCAAAGACTCCCGAGCCAGGCGCTTTAGCGGTAAGTACTAGCGTTCCAACTGGGGAGCTTCCAAAGGCCTCAACGGCAATATGTCGCTGCAATCCGCCCTTATCTTTAGATACTAATACTTGGTTTGTCAGTGCTATGTCTAGCGTGTGAACTGTCATAATATGTCCTTACTGACATAGCGGCCCAAGCCGCTATTTGTCATTGAGTTACATTGAAATTGACTACATGAGGATTTACGCGACCAAGGTCAGTTGTAATAGTTAATAGAATTGTGTTGTACCCACCCTGAACACCCTTAACTTGTTCTAAGTTTATGGTGGTATCAGTGTTTGAGTCTGCTAGCAATTCAAGGCCGTTGGTTACTTCCTTTGTGTAGGATGAGATAACCTCATTCTCTTTAAGGTACAAACTAAAATCAATGATAAATCCATTAATTTCATCAACCTTAATTTCAAGAGTGCTACAGCTAATCGGCGCGTTGTCCTCAATCCTATAGTATCTATACCAATTCTGCCATCTAAACGTATTGCCCGAACCTCTAGGCTGTCTTGATGGTGGATTGATGGGGTTAACTCTTGCTGTTCTGGCTGACCAGTTAGACATAGACTGCCTTGCTTGCAGGGCTATATCGCCTGTTAGTGGTCTGCCATAACTAGAAGCTATTCTTGCCGCTACATTGGTTGAAGCTGCGTTGGTAAAGGCGGGATGTATGCCAGACTCAGTGTTAGCATCTGGAAAATCTTCGAAGACATAAGAGCTGCATATGTTTCTAGACTGCAACTCGTACATCATATCTTCGAGCCTGTTAAGCGCTCGCTCAACCTCTCCAGCGGTTGGCACAGTGGTAAGGCCGCTAATTGCTAATAAGTTAAATGCCTCATCAACTATATAGCCTTTGGTTCTAGTCGTCATATCCTAATTCTCTTCTGAGGGTGCTGATTCTAGCCGTTTCCCACTTATCAACCCCAGCGTCCTTAGCTGCCTGTCTGACTTCCTCGTTGGTTACTTCGCCATCATCATTTAAATCACCTTCTAAAAAATCATCAGGTGAAGACTTGTAACCATGATTAAGCATATTAGCAACGTCTTGAGCTATACACTCTTCCTTAACTATATCACCGTTCTCATCTTTTTTGTACAAATAGCAAGCCATTTTTAAAGTCCTGTATAAAGTATAAAGGGGAACTTAATCCCCTTTATTTATTATTGATAGTAGTTAGAAAGTAGTAGCAATACCCGCGCGTGAAGGGTCTTTCATCGTTAGCCCATACCAAGTAAACAAGCGGTAACGTAGATTCATTGTGACCATGTTAGCGTCATAAATCATATACATATTTAAACCGTTGCTTAGCGTCTCGCTAATAACCTTCATTCCATCATACTGCTGAAGTAGCGACATAGGAACTTCACCGCCAACAACTTCGATTGAATCTCGGTCATAAAACAGATTGACCTTAACATTTGCGTCAATGTTAGTTCGTACAACGAGCGCACCACTTGTAATAGTGGTGTCAACGTTAGCGTAAGCTAGCTCTGTTTCGTCAAGCGCTGGGGTATCATCTAGAGCGATAGGCTTAGGCCATATGGTAAGTGATGTTCCACTTGGCTTAGCTGCAACAGTAAAGGTCATTGGTTGACTTGTTGCATTCTTGTCACTAACACCGATAGATTTAATTGATACTCCAGAGTTATTGATAGTGACCTTATCGCCAATATTAAATACGCTTGAGTCGGCTACAGCAAGAGTCGCCACACGGTAATCAACGTTGGTTACAGCGTGAGTTAGCGCGTCTACTGCGCCACCTTCAGGCTTAAAGCTTGCCGCTGCCGTAGTTGCGGTTTGAGCCGCGCCACCAGTAATGTTTGGCAAGTAAGAACCTGTATAGATATCAAATTCAGCAACGTTAGAGCCAATCTGACCAGTAGCCCAAGTATCAGCGGGGCGACCTTTTAGCGTTTCACGGCTAGCTAGGTCTTGAGCATAACGTTTAGTATCACGGTCATTCAAGATAAAACAGCGTTCAGTTTGCTTACCTTGACGCTCATTAAGGATAGCTTGCCCTTCTGAGATGAAGTCAAAACCACTAGTTACATCTGAGCGGTAATGAAGTGAGCCGCCATTTTTAACTAGGTTAGCGATAGACTTGTTTAGCTCGGTAGCCTGTTGACGACCTGAAGCTTTTCCGCGACGCTCCCAAAAGCGAGTATCACGCATTTGGTCGATACGTTGCTGAACAAAATCGTTCTTTGGGTTACCGAGAATTGCTGGGTAAGTCTCTTCAATAATTTCTTGCTCTTTTCCAGTAAGGTCAAAGCCGTCAAGAATTGGAGCGTGTTGCTCAACAGGGCGCCAAATTACGTTGTTAGCGTTCTGCATGTCACCACTATCTGGTGTGAATACGTCAGTCTTCTTTACTAACTGGTTTTGCTCTTCGTATGTTTCTAGCGCATTCTCGAAGAGGACTTCTGCGATTTTACCTGTACTAGCCATGATTAATTTTCCTTTAGATTACCAATTGCTTGTGTCAATGCCTTGAGACTTTGCTTTACGCTTAAGGCTAATTCGAGCCTGTATATCGTTAGACTCGCCAGCTTTTTTATAAGCTTTCTGCATAGTTCCAGCTTGACCATTTGCTCCCGCTTCTCCGCCTACATTGGATGTTGGCTTTGGCGCTGAGCTTCGTTTACGAGTTGGTGTCGATATCTGAGCCTGCAACGAACCTAAGTAAGCAACCGCAGTAAAACCGCTAGGGTCTTCAGCAATCTTATTCTTAAGCTCTAACAATTTAGACGGGTTAACGCCAAGTTGGTACATTACTTTCTCACTACCTTCACCGATATTGTTAAGTGTCGTTATTAAGTTGTCGGTCACTTGGTCACCCATGTTCGGGTGTATAATCTCCATGGCGTTACGAACGTTTGTTTCTGCCGAATCGTAAGCGTCTTGAGATACTTTACCAGTACCGACTAATTTTTCTACTCTACCATAATGACCATTGAGGCTTGTCTCAACTTGCTTGACTCTGGCTTGTGCTGCTGCTTCTTGCTGTCGGGATTCGTTAGACTTCTGTGAGTTAGTTTTAAACCTCTCATCTATCTTTTTGTCGTTCCAGTCATCAACGGCTGCATCATACTTGTCATCATCATAATCAAAGTCTTCGCGCTTGGGTCGTGGTGGTAATGATGTCGCCTGTGGTTCTGCCTTTGCTGAACGTAATTGTTCAAGCTCGGCTCGCATAGACTCTAACTCGCCATCCTTTTCATTCAGCTTAGCCTTTAGCCTTTTACGGGTCTTGGCGGCTTCATGATTAGGTTTAAACCCGCTCTTCTGGTCATTATCCGAGTTCGCTTCCTCGGTTTGCATCCAAGATTCAACTTCAACATCACTAGGCTCTGTGTCAGCGTCTAATTCAGTATCGACCGCCTCGTGTTCAACTTCTTCAGTTGTTGCAATAACAGTATCAAGACTTTGCGTGTCTTCAACAGTTTCAACTTCAGTCGTGTCATCTTTGGCGTTTTCTTCTTTTAGCTCTTTCAGCGATTTAGTAACTGTCACTTTATTATCCTCGTAAGTGCAAACGATAACCCTAGTTAATACACCAGCTAGGAGGTGTATGTTTATTTTACTATTAAATGGTTGATTTTGCTAATTGCTGAATTTCAGGCACAAAAAAGCCCTAGTGATTAATCTAGGGCTTATCTGAGTTCAAGGGAATATATGAGAAATATTAATACAATGATAATAACTGCTACACCGCTTATTTAAAAAATAATTAAGTCAACTGAAGACAAACTTTATGTAGTTTTAACATGCTAGCCCACAAGTACTACGTAAACCAAGCTTTAGTGAGTAACTTTTATTTATGAAATTCAGGCATTAAAAAATCCGCTGAATATTGGGTCAGCGGATTAATCACGTAGCTAAGTTTGTATACTGAAGCTGCGTAAGGCTTGATGCCTGTTTTTTGATGTTATCACTGACCTCTTGCTTTAGCAATGAAGCAGTAACAGTTCTCACAAGCATAATGCATCACCGTGACAACCTTCTTTTCGTCTTCGCTTGATGGGCAGGCGAAAGGAGTCCAGCTAAAAACACTGTCTTGGTCATGTAGGTCTTTAGTGCATACTGAGCAGTTGTATTTCATTAAAATATATCACTTATCTGATTTACGATAACCAGCATCGTATATTAGGTTAGCCATCTGGTAGGTAATGTTGTCCTTGTTTAGAAATCCTTGTGAGGCAATGATATTCTCAATGTCGTCAATGATTACGTCTCGCTCTGTTGGTAGTGGTTTAAAATGCCTAGAGTTTTGAGTGAAATCTACGACAAGACCATTATCATTATGTTTTGCACACCTAAAGATAACCCCACCCCCATAACTCATTAATATTTCAACTTCGACACCATCCTTTATGTTAAATGGGTTTTCGTAATCATTGATAAGCCCAGTGTGAAGGCATTTCATACCAACAGGCGGTAACCCTCCAGCATCTGCCATTGCCTGTGTGAATACTGGCTTAACTCCTAGTGGTGGCTTCCAGTGAGTGCCACCATTGAATGTATAATCCATGCCCGTTAAGGTTGTTATGGCGGCTTCAACCCTGTCAATTGCAACACCTTTCTGACTAAAAGGAGCTTTACTCATAGTACCATCAATACACTTAAAAATTCCGTTCATCACTCTACCCCTAATCGTTATTTATAATAAAAAGCGCGCCAGCACTAGCAACGCCACCAAAAAAGCAAACCCCAATAGCATCACAAATAGAAGCACCGCCAAGAACCTGAGGGATGTCAACCTAGCAAACACCATTAAGACACCGATAACAAAACGCTTATTTACATTCTTTAGATTCATCATTTACCCATATGATTTGTGACTGAAATCAACTTACCTTTACTATCTCTAACTATATCGTACCCATCTTCTACAGTGGTAACGCAAGGAGTTAAAAAAAACTCCTCTATCACTTCGCCGTTAGTTCTCTTTAACTGAATTACTGCCTCGCCATTTCTAGCCGCTTCAAATACTTCGGCTGGCTTACGGCTTAACTGGCTTGATGAAAACGCTTGGTAGGTCATTTTTTTGAATCCTTTAGTGCTTTCATATAGTTGACACTGGCAGCTCTAGCATTATTAGAAGCCTCTTTAACATCAAGCGCAGCCTTAAGGGCATCGCAAGCAGTACCCCCATCAACATTAATATCACGAGCATCAGAGACAGCTTTACCAAAAGCATTGCCAGCTAAATCAGATATAATCCTTAACTCTTCAAGTGTTTTCATTTATTTGATTCCTTTAGTGTTGTTCGAATTAGTTCTAATAGTACAGCCAACAAAAAGGACTGTAAAGCCCTTAATGGTGATTTAGGTAGTGGTTAGACCAGCTAGTTAATACAGACAAGCTCTAGGCTGTCACTTGGCTTATGCTTTCCCTTTGAATCGACAAACAAGGAAGCCACATGAAGAAATTCAGCAATACAATCTCTAGGCAAAACTAACTCTGAATGGCCGAGGGCAACCTTTATTAAGCCACCATCCACAGGTTTTATAGATATAGATTTATCTATCATAGCCAGCCCTATAACCCCATCATCAAACTCAAAATAAGAGCATGACTTTAAATCTCTATCACCAAATAAATCAATTACGTTATTCATTACTTCACCTTATATCTGAGCTATGCAGCCGTCACTTGCGGCGTTAATTTCTGCATATTATCTATCCTCTGCCCTTGGGTTTGAGTAGATAACTGCTGAGTCTTGACCATCGTGTTAATCGTCTCTGCCTTGGTCTTGCCAATGCCTGCCGCTTTGGTCTGCTCATCAAGAGATATCTTGTATCCTTCTTGTTGCAATCTAGCCATCTCAATTTCTTGAGCTTTTACCTTAATACCAAGCTCTTGCTGCTGATTCTGAGCCTTAAGCATTTCCGCTTGTGCTGCTAGCATCATTGCGGGGTCAACTTGTGGCTGTTGGCTCTGCTGAGATTCAGCTACCATCGCTTTCTCTTCGTCAGTCTCAGGCTCTTTGACTCCAGCTAATATAAGCTGCTTTCTGCCATAATCGCGGATATCCTTAAAGCTGGTTCCGTCAATCAGCATAAAGTACTCATTCAATAGCATTATGTATTCAGTGCTACCCGCTGGAACGCCATTAATCAACTCTTTCAGTTCTTCCTTGTTCTGCTCTTTGACAGACTCGAATGACGGGCCAACATTAGCATAGACATCAAAGGCCATCTTACTAATGTCGTTGGATATTTCACGCTCGAAGGTGTCGTAATTCATTTCCTCTTTGTTGATAGTCTCTTTTGACTTTGTGCCATCTAGTCTGACCAGTATCACGTCTTGCTGTACATCGTGGATATCTCTAGCCATTGATGCGTAAATCTCACCATCTCGACGCATAGCAAACTTGTGGTTATCTTGATAAGTGTATGACTGCATGTCCATGCGTTTCTGTAATGCCTGAACAGCCTTACCGCTTAAATGGGTATCGGTTATATCTTGCGGCAATCCAGCGCCCGCAACATCATCAACGGCGACTCTCGACTCTGCGATGCTCATCATTAATGCTGGCGGCACATCAGGGGCTTTAATCCCTCCAACCGCACCAACTGGCAACGGTTGCCCGTTAGAGTCTAGAGCTG